CTTGATTGATCTATTGCTGCAAAATCGTCATATTTCACAGCATATTGTCCTGTATATCCATCCCAAAATTTCATATTCGGATTTCTTGAATAAGTCAAATTTGGTTCATCTGGTTTACAACCTGCCAAAACGGCGGGTAATATCGTTGATAAAAATGATTTTCCTTGTCCAGTTTTACCATAAAGGTAAATTGTAAATGGAACTCTTCGTGTTCCTCGTGTTAATGTTGAAATATCAACGATCTTAAAAAGATGATCTAATTTCTTAAATGTTGTTTCCAACAATTTATAAACTTGTCCAACTTTAGTACCATGTGCGGTACAATCCTTCAATAATTCCTGTCCTATTTTATGTAATCGTAAAATTTGTTGTTGTATAGGATGACTATAAGCCGCTTTCACGGTATAATCATGTGAATCCAGTGAATTAACTTCATCAATCCATTCAAAATATTTTGTTCCTGGTGCGAATATATCCAACCACCATTTAGTGGGCACAACGTAACTGATCCAGATTTGAATTTGATCAGGGACCGACCTAACAAACGCAAGGGCCAAGTCTGTGATTGATTTTACTTCGGATAAAATTCCATTCTTATAGCGCAGGGTTTCGTTAACGTATTTGAGTTGGTTCATATCTGGAAATTTTCCAGTAACGAGTGTTCCAATTCCGTTGGTGAGAATATTCATAAATTCAATTGCTCCTTGAGGTGAGGCTATTTTAGGGCCCTTTTCAGTTTGTGTCGAGCACGAAAAGGCCACTACCTTGGATACGAATTGATTTATAAGGAGAGTGTCGACTCCAAATAATTGGAAAAGTCGAACAATGAGTGATGGTACCATAAAAAATACCTTATTGATGAAAGCCATGACGATATCATAAAGAATCGTTAAGGCATCTAAGATCTTACTTAGAAAGGGTCGAACCGCTGGCATTACTTCCAGTGATTGTTTCACATTTTCGATCATAGCTGAAAATTGTGAAGCGGCTTCTGATATTGATTCCGCTGATTTCGTATAAGCCGAAATAGTTGTTGTCAATTCCGGTGTAAGTCGATTAAAATTTTGTGCCATTGTCTCTGCAGCAAAAGTTGCTTGCACGAGAGATGGAAATTGGCTTTCCATAAATGTTCTTGATTGTTGGTCGGCGTTATCCCGTTCACTGGGACGAAGATCCGTTAGGGGTACATTGTCTTGTGAGTTTAAAGGCATCGGCGTGTAAAACATTGTAGGGGTTGGTACGTTTAAAGTTTCCATGGCGTTATGATCTACTCAATTTCTTCAGATATTATGAAGCTTTCACTAATAATAGAGCCAGAGCAAGCGGGTTCATTGTATGTCAACTCGGAAACCAAATTCTCTCTTCCTTTATTCAAATAAATGAATTCAAAGTACGTGAGGTATATTTGGCCATCAA